CCCGCATTCATGCGGCCAAGCTCATCGATCAGCTTGGAGATGACATCGCGGCCCAGCAGGCCGGCCTCGCTCATCTTTTGAAGCTCGGGCACGCTGCGACCGGTGGCATTTGCAAGCGCGTCCCAAACCGGCACGCCAGCCTCTGCGAGTTGCAGGATTTCTTGGCCCTCAAGCTTTGTCTTTGTCCATGCTTGGCCGAGCGCGAGCGTGACGCGCGACAGGGCCTCGGTGCCGCCGCCGAGGTTAGAGGCCACATCGGAGAGCGCGCGCATCTGCGCCTCGGTCGGCTGCATGCCGAAGGCGGTTAGCTTGACGAAGCTCTCGGTCAGCGCCGTCACCTCGAACGGCGTATCAATTGCGAGCCGCTTTATCATGTCGAAGGCTTCGGTCGCCTTCTGCGTGCTGCCAAGCAGGTTTTCGAGGCGAATTTGTAGGGTCTGGAACTCGCTGCCAGTCTCGACAACCTTTTTGCCCACGTCGAGCGCGGCATCGATACCGGCAATTGCGGAGACCCATGCGGCTGCCTTCGATGCGGCCTCCGCCATTGACTCTGCGGCTGATGTGGTTTCCCGGCCCACGGCCTGCACCGCAGGCGCTGCACCAGATGCCGAGCCGCGCAGTTCTGCCAAGCGTGCATTGAACGCGGCTACCGCTGCGGCCTTGTCAGCGGGCAGCACATCCGAAGATTCGCGCACGGTCTTGAGGGCGGTCTGAAGCTTTTGGACTTCATCCTCGGTAGCCTGGACGCCCTTGACGCCAAGCACGCGAAACGCTTGGTCGAGCGCTTGCCCGGTCTGTTCACCCTCGGCCTTGATCTCGCCTGTCCTGGCCTTTAGGTCGGAGACGGCTGTGTCCAACGCAGCCAAAAACTGCTGCGTCGCCATCCGAAGTTCAAGCTCTACTTGCCCGTCGCTCATGGTGTCATGCTTTGGTCAAATCGCCTGCAAATCACACCTTAGCGATGCGGGTGCCTACCCTATCGCCAACAAATGACGGAACGTTGACCACATTCGAGTAGAACAGCCCCGCAGCCGTACCGTTGCTAAATTCACCGCCGTGGTGCCAAGTTCGATCAAAATTGTCAGAATACGAATACCAGTTGTCGCCAGTCGAGTCGTCGCTGGCAGCGTTGGATATTGTTGAAGCGGCGATGATGCCGCTTGACAGCAAATCCGTGTTGAATGTGTTCAGGAAGTATCCGCCAATGGCGACGGTTTGATTGGTGTCGACGTAGCCTGTCGAAAAATCGCCCGCCGTCGCGCTCCCAGGCACGTTGTATTGCCAGCGGTGCCAATGTCCGTTGAGTGTCTTGATCCCGTCAACCATCTGCCAGATATTTCCCCACAACCCAACGATTCCGCGCCATGTTGCGTGCGCGACATCGTCAGCATCGACGTTGGCAGCAGAGGGTGCATAGACACGGCCCATGCCGATGAGTGGCTGCATGTCCAGCCCGCCAATTTCGATGGTGGCCAGCATCTGAATGGCGGATAGGTCGTAGATTGACCACAGGCGGAAGCCGGAAACCAAGCCCGTGTTGCGCGCATACGCCCGGTCGCGCGCGGTAGGGAAGTCCATACTCGCCATAGGCAGCGCCCCAGGAACAGACTGCGCCTTGCTGACTCCATCGTATGACGCTTGATATTTACCGACCCAGATTTGGTCGAGTTCCACGCCACCGGCCCCGATGAATGCCGGGTGCACCGAAAACCCACTCTTTGGAGTTGGCGAGATCATCCAGTACGCCTTGCCAGCGTAAGCACCCGACGGCACCACACCAGCCCGGAAGTAGAACTTCGGGATACGCACCATGTACTGGCCGCCGATCACTTGTGTGGTGACGCCCGCATATGTCGGGTGCCAGTTGAGCCATATGTTGTCGCTGCGCACGATTTGGGAAAAATTCCCATCTATGCGCTGATATTTCACCGGAGATCCTCCGCCCCCAGCGCCAACCTGTACCAAGCCGACGGCATCGGAGACCAAGATAGATTGCACCCCTACAGCGGCGGCATTGCAGTACAGGCCGCCGTCTGTTCCAGTGGTGATGGCGTTGCCAGGGTCGGCAGAAGGGAATCCTCCGTGGCCTTGTGGCCCTTGCGGGCCGGGCGGGCCGGGCGGGCCGGGCTGGCCGGGCGGGCCCTGGATCGTTCCCGCGACCGTCACAATCACCTTGTCATGCACGACGACATTTTCAGTCATGGCTTATATCCTCCAGCACGACGAGCATGTCCTGCTCGTAGGTGCGCCGTAGCCCGCTTGCGTGCGTGACTTCGAGGTCGAAGCGATAGCTTCCAGGCGCGATGCCCGTTGCCGCATATGGCACGAGCATGTCGATCCTGCCCGATGCGGGGGTGGCGGTGAGCCGACCGTCGACTGTCGAGGCGGAAATCACCACTGCGCCAGCCGCATCGCGCACCTGAAGCCGCGCGCTCGAACCGGTCAGGTCGATCGGGTTTCCCGCAGCATCGCGCAGTTCCCACGCGCGCGTCCAGGTATCCCCCCGGTAGAGCTTGACGGCCATCGCTCACCCATCAGGCGGACTGGATAACCCGGCCAAACATGCCGAGTGGGCCTGTATCCGATTTGCTGAGGTCAGCCAACACCCGGCCATCGAGTTCAAACTTCTGGATATCGTCGCCGACCAGCGAGAAGTCCTTGGTCGGGTCGAGCACCACGCGGTATAGGTCAACGATCACGCGCTTGTTGCTGTCAGCAGTATTGAGACCGTCGAAGCGCAGCCAGACTTCTGGCTGGGCGGTCTTGAACATCGCCAAGCGCTTGGCCGCGCCGTAGCTGTAGTCCACCTTGAACGGCTGGGTGAAGCCTGTCACATTGAGCAGCTCGATTGCGCCCTGCTCTGGATGGACCTTGTAGTCGGTGCCTGACACCAGTGTTGCCGGTGTAGATCCAGAATCCTTTACCGTCACAGCAGACACGAACTGGTTTGCCAGCAGATAGAGGCTTCCTGCGACCGCGCCAGTTGGCAGTGCCTCGTTCGTGACGGTGCCAGCCGCCACCGCGCTGGTTTGCCCGTAGAGCGTCAGTTCGAGGTTTTCGAGGCTGAAATCCTCTACCGTGGCTGAGAATTCGCCGTCCTTGCTCTTGATGAGTTGCAGGTCTGTGAATCGCTGGCCACTGTATGCCTCTTTATGTTCCATCGTCTCAGTCTTGAGTTGGATCTTCAGAGACGGCACGTTGCCAAGCCAGCGCAGCGCGAGAGGGTTGCCGTTGCTGTCGCGTTGGCCGATGTAGACGCGGCCTTGTCCAGAAAAATACGCCATGTTCACTCTCCTTTACGGGTTGGGTTTTTGGGTTCTGTTTCCGGCGCGGCTTCTGCCACGCCATGCTCGATTAGCCACTGCGCGGTGGATTCGTCCACGTCGAGCAGGTCGCCAGGCGCGTAATCAGCCCCGGCGTCGGTATGCGGTTTGAGCAAGGTCACGATCACGATTCGATTCCTTGGATGACTTCGCCGACCTCGAAGGCCAGCGGGTAGAGCAAGAGACCGCTGTCATAGACCGGCGCTGGTGGCGTGACGGGCTGCAAGCTCTGGTATCCGGGCGCTGGCTGCCAGCCCATGATGGATTGCAGACAGGCCCGCACCAAATCGGCTGCGTCTGCCCTTGCCGCATCGCCAGTGGTAACGTTCTGAACGTTGCGCACCACCACCACTACCAGCCAGCGGCTGGCGAGACGTGCGGTCTTACCATGCGCCGTCACCTCAAGCACCTTGTGCCCGTTGCTGACAACGAAGGCGGCAGGCAGCTTCTTCCCGGCAACATCCTCGACGCCGAGCGACACCGCGCCGTGCACCCCGGAGAGCGATGGCACGGTGTCGATCAGTCGTTGGCGAATGAGCGGTTCGAGTTCAAGCATTCCACGCCTTCATATGCAGAGCGATTTGATTCAGGATTGATTCCTGCCACTCGGGAGGAAGGTCAACAGTGCTTTCGTCATGCATAGGGAAAAACTCCCGTGCAGGAATGTTCTTTCGCGTGCTTCCGAACTGATGCACGGCGGCATATTCGACGCGCGACCAGACGTTCACATGGTCAGTTCCGACGCTTTGAATCTCGATGCTTGAGCGCAGATACCCGGTATCTTGCAGGATGCGCGGATTGGCAACGGCGGCCTGCTTCGCCTTGTCAGTCTTGAACCTGCGCGCACGGCCAATGATGGTCGCTGGCTTGAGCGGTGCCCACTTTTCTCCATAAGGCGACGCCTCGCGCTCGAAACTGTCGAGGATGCGCGATACCAGTTCTTCACCGATGTCGGTCATGACCGGCGTCATGTCAGACGCACGCGCCCGCAGCTTTTCAAGTGCAGCCATGACTTGTGCATCGTCAACCGTGATTGTCAGCATGGCAGCATCCTTACCAGCATGGCGTCCGTCATCCGCCGTTCAGGTGCCCATGCTGCCGCCCCACGAGGAACGGATGCACCAGCAGAACCGAACAGCACGACCTTCCCGGTCGCAATGTCTCGCAGTTCGCGCACTGCGTCTCGATAGGCAACGTAGACAGGGCTATCCTCTTTGCACTGCCGTTGCCACAGGTTGTAGTGCGCGACGATGGCGACCAGGCGCTTGAGCGTGCTCGGGGCCGGGTTGGGAATGGCATCTGATGTTGCTGCTCGCACATAGCCCATGACCTCAGCCTCTGCGTCAGCAAGAGCGGCATCGACGCGCGCAGCGTTGGCCACGCCCAGGTTTTCGAGGTCGGTCAGTTGCTTGACCGTCTCGGCCCCAAGGCGGGTTTCAAGCTCTGCGCGCGTCAGGATAGGCATGGCTTACCCCTTGGCGCGGCGTGCCCTGGATGGCGACACGTCGAGCATGCCATCCAGCACCGGATTTGACGTGGCAGGCGTGGCCCGCCCCGCCCGATCCATAGCCTGCGCATAACCATGCGCGATCCAGTCGAGCGCAAGGTCTTCCGGAGGATCGCACAGCACGCCCGCATTGAGCGTCTGGCTTCCCACTTGGAACGGCCTCACGATCATGACGCGCATGGCTTAGTTGCTGGTGGTGAGCTTGACCAGGACAGACGGCTGGTGGCACAGCGGCAGGCTGTTGCACTGCGTATGCAGCACGACGCCGCGCCCTCCTTCGCGCTCCCACTGCTTCACGTAGAACGGCAGGCCGATGGTGTTGACCGTCTCGTTGAAGTCAGCCGGGGCGAAATAGGTGGCGAAGGTGTCCATCGTGCCGACCGGGAATGCGTGGCCATCGCCGGCTGCGATCAAGCGGTTGCCGCTGACGGATGCGCGGTATTCGACGAAGTTGATGCCGCCGAACGGGAAGCCGCCGCGCATGTCCTGGCCGAGACGCGCGGCTGCTTCGCTGTGGTACTTGTATGCGTCCTTGACCTTGTCGTGCTCGATCAGCTTCGAGTAGAACTCGGGGCTCACCAGCGCGGTCACGCCGGTCATGGTGTCGCCCTTGAGATTGTCCTGCACCTGGTTGATAACGTCGGCGCACTTGGACAGGACGCTGGTGG